GCCCTGTCTGCTCTTTATCAAACCCGATCGTTGATAGGGCTTTATTCATGGTGTCCGCACTGATGGGTGAGGTACGCGGGTTCTTCACGCCAGGGAACAGAAACGGAAACCGGCCATTGATCGATTTCAGATCCCGCAGCATCTTGACCACCTGGTTTGATAGCGGAATAACGTGGTCCAATCCATGCAGTTTCTGCATTTTTCTGCCCTTCATGCGGGCAGAGGGAATCAACCAAACCTGATCATCCAGGTTAAATTCTTCCCAGCGGGCAAAACGTAATTCACCTGTCCGGGGAAATGTCCTTACCATCAAGTACAAAGCCTTAACGGTTTCTATCCGGCCAGAATACCGCTCCATCAATGCCAGCAACCTGGGCAACTCATCTTCACTGACGTGCGGGAAATGCTTTACCGGCGGCTTTTCAGCAAGGAATTGATCCAGGCCATAGGTTACGTCTGCCCTTGCCCGGCCAGTCGCAACCGCATACCGGAATACCATGCTGATGCCATCCTGCACCCGGCTGGCCATTTCAAGTGCGCCCCGGGATTCAACCACATGAATAATATCCAGCACCAGTTTACCGGTGATCCGGTTCATGGGCTGGTTACCAATAGAGGCATAAGCATTATTTTTTAAGGCATTCTTCATGCGACGGTAATGCGCATCACTCCATTCTTTTTTGCGGAATTCAAGCCATTCATCGGCCAGGGCGGAAAAGGTGTTTTCTGCTTCTTGTGTTTTAAGCTCGATGGCCAGCTTTCTTTCAATGACGGGATCTAACCCATCAGCCACCTGCTTATACAGTTCAGCACGTTTGAGCCTGGCTTCAGCCAGTGTCAATTCTGGATAATTGCCCAGCGTAATAACGGATTCTTTTTTATTGTGTGGTTGCTTGTAGCGGAATCGCCAGACTTTCAGGCCCGAGGCCCGAATCTCTAAATACAGGCCACCACCATCAAACATTTTATTTGAACCCACCGGTGAATACTGCGCTTTTCGACACCCGGTATCTGTTAAAGGTACGATTATGCGAGCCATTTTTGCTTACCCTTATTCCCATTTATCTTACCCTCATATTACCCTTATTTTTTTCTGGTAAGCCGTGGTAAGTGGTGGTACTTTATGGGCAACAAAAAACCCGCATAGCCAATGTTTATGCGGGTTTGGTGGTATTCTATGGGTGCCTGTGGCAAACTTTACTGGTAGGCGGTACTGGAATAGGAAAGATGAGTATAACCATTTGATTTTTAACGGATACATATTTATTTAATGTTCATCTTACACCCTTACTTACACTTATTTAATAATGACTCATGAGCAAGCCGGAAAAACATCTTCAATAGAAAGGGGTTTCATACTAGGTCGAAATAGATCTTTTAAATTTGATTGTGCTGCCACCATCTCATTTGCACTTAAAGGTTGTGAAAATGACATATGAGCATGACCAAGATAATCCTTAGTTAGACAATTACAATGATCCTCTATCTCTACCTCATGCCTCTCGTCATCATTAGACACTATTGGATCATCAATAACACAAAATACTCTTTCACCAGTACTAGTACTTATAGTTCTGATACCTTTACACGCAGTAGTAGCCGCCCCAATTAACTTTCTCTCTGGATTTCTCTCTAACTGAGGATGAACAACAAAATAATACACCTCACATTGAGTAGTGTGCTCAACCCTGCAGACTGAAAGCTGCCCTTTTTTTAAACGGCTTTTTGAAAAAGCGAGATTAGTAAAATCATTATCATCCCATTGATCAGGCGCTATTAATATTAAAGCTATTTTTTCTTTGTTACACACAACACCAGGAGACTTATCATGTTGCTTTGTAAGTTCTTTAGGACAAGCTGCTGATTGCATTTTAAGACTTTAAATAATTCAATAAATCAGTAGGAAACTCAGAGGAAATTAATTCTTCTTTTCCTGGTTCAAAACGGGAGAAAATATACAGCGCATATCCATTCCCAAACTCACTGGAAAAAGAAAGTTCTGCCCGCTGCGCCTTTGACATATTCCAAAAAAGCAAAATTTCCCCATCATCAGTATAAGTCAACTCAGGCAAGGGAATATCATTGGGAATTATTTGTAAAAAAGTACCTACATCAATAACTGTATTTTCTAATGCCTGACGATCCTCATCCTTTACCCATGAAGCATTTTTTAAAGTATAAATTTTATTAATCAACGAGTTCCTCAATACTTCTCGAGTCTGAGACTTGCTGGAAGTAGAAGAAATTTGCTCAGGGGTCAATACATTTAAGCCCTGCAAATTTGTAATATTAGCTGCAGCAATGCTGGTTGATGGCGTCGAGCCACACACTACGCTTAAAAAAGCCACCTGTGCTACTCGATTTATTACGCTCGGAGCACTAAGAATAGCAGGCCATCGAGCATTACAACTCTGCGAGCCGATATTGTTAGGCTCTACAACTTTACTAAAATATGTACTTAAACATGCCGAAGAAGTTGAAACAGACCCACCCCAGTTTTGATCCATAACAAAACTATTCATTATCGACCTCCACAGGATCCAATGCTTGTTTCAATTGCTCAGTTAGAAAGCTTCTAAACATACTACGATGAACCAAATGGGCCTCATCAAACCAATTCATAACAGTTTCTGCAGTATCTAACTTTTTATTTGATTCTATTGCTGTTTGTAAAATTAAAGCTCTTTCGTTATTTTTTTTTCCGCTACTAATATTAACACGCGCTATAGAATCCTTTAAATCTTTTAACTGAAATTTTGTTTCCGAGTTTACTTCAAATGACTCATCTTCTATAGCGTACTGATTGACAAAATTTTTTGGCAAAACCCGACCTAAGTCTAGAAAACCTTCAGAGTATTCTAAATAATTTCTAAACCCATGCTCAGCTGAAAAAGCATCAATTGCGATTAACTTAATTGAAGTAATTTGAAGCATCTTTGGCGCCGGATGAGCCTCATAAAGTGATTTAATTCCTAAACTCACTTCTTCACGGAAACACCCAGTCCAGCCCGTATAATTTTCAGTAATATTAACAGTGAAAAGCCCGGGCCCAAGTTGAAATAAAGGCCAAGCACCAGCTTTTTTTCTAAACTGCGTTGTAGCAGTTCCTGCAAGCAATTCTCTAGGGATTTCAGGAGGAACTATCTCCTGAATCACCGGATAACCAAAATTACTTGTATTTTTTATTAAAGATTGCTTCAAAATATCATAAAAAGGATCTATCCCTCCATTAGGTATTGAGGCTATAGGAGTGAGCCGCCAACGCACCTCAGCGATCATTTCAATTAGTGGAGCATTCTGAAAAATCTCTCGTTTCATGTTAATACCAAGGATAAATTAATTATCATAATTTTTAATTGTGAAAAAGCGTTTAACACTTATCCACACCATCTTCAGCACTTTTTTATGAAGATGCACAAACTCTATGACTGATAATTAGTCACGAACCGTTACTGAGCTCAACTGTACCATAATTTCCTTAAACCCCCAATTCCATGGCCTAGGTTTGGAAATAGAAAAGCAACAAATTTATGCTGTTTTATCTAAATACACGCCCAACCTTATATATTTTTAATTTAGGGACAACTTTACTTCCTAAATCAACCAAATACTAGTACTTATTGACACAATGCCTGCCATGTTTCATTGTGGGTAACAACCTGCCTGACAACCAGCACTGGCGTGACATCCAGTTCCTCTTGATCCTTCCAGCGAATAGGCTGGGCCACATCACAATAATTATTTATCGTCGTTACGCACCCAGCGCTTTGCCCGATCACGAACAGAATCATCATCCAGCGAATCGATTTTATCAACCACTTCACGTGCTTTCTCCCTGGCGGCCGTAGCCGCTTTTTGTTGTTGCATTTCCGCTTCTGCCCTGCCCGCTGATTTGCCGGCTTGCCGAATGCCAAGATATGCCGTAAGCCCGGCAATGATGACAACGGCATACGGCCAGATTTGATGAATGATAGAATTAATCATATTTCCCCTTCCCAGACATGCGCAGGCAGCAACCCACGATCCAGCTTTGCTTTGATCTTTGCCGTTGCTTCGGCTTTTGTGATTACTCCATTTTTATTTATGTCCAGACCTGCATTTTGGCGGTATGTCGTTGGCTTTTTCGATTTGTCCCATAATACCCATGTGTCCGGCTTACCGATGCCAGCCGGCCACAAAATAGCCATGTAAACATCCCCCAGGGTTTTCAATCGACCTTTATAGGGCAAAAAGTACTTGCGCACATAATCCAGTTGCTGAACCGCTGTCATGCCAGCCAGCGATGCTGTGGTGGTACCAAGTCCCCTTGCTGTTACCGGCATGAACTGAATCAAACCGGTGGCGCCTGATCCGGCGGCATTCTTGATGTTGGGGCTGAACGTTTCTGCTGACTCGAATGCCATGCAAGCCATCAAGTAATCCGGATCAACTCCCAGCTCCCCGCATATCTCAAATAGTCGCCAACGAAATTCAGGACTTACTTTCTTGCCCCAGGCAAGCCGTACGGTTTCCGATTTCGGCTCAATTTGTGTCGGCGTATCAACGCGTCGAAATGCTTGAAAAATTCGACTAATTAATTCAATGATTTGTTTCATTTTTTTTATCCAATTTGGGTTGATCAACAATTTTTGCAATAGAGCCGGCCACAATCAAAATTACACCGGCCCACTTGATCCAGTCCGCTGGTATTGCCGCTCGGATATCGTCCGGCAGCATTAGCCAGGCGTGAATAAAAATTTCTGGGGCAATTAGCAGGGTCGAAAAAAAAGCTGCAGAAGCAGCTTCAAACCAAGTGGAAAACCACCTAGGCCAATCTTTCCAGTCGTTGACAAGACGCATATAAACTCCTTAGTTTGATTCAGTGGAAATTTGAGGTCGGGTAAAACGTTCAGTTTGTGGGTAATTATTCGTCACCATTTCCAGTATCTGGACTCGTGTTTCAAGCTGGTACAGATACTCAATACGCTGCACTCCCCAACCAATGACGCCTGTGGATGCCAGCACCGCTGTGCCGATAATCTTATGCCAGCGCTCTAATGACGATATTCGTTTATCAATTCTTACAAGCTCACCGCTTCGAATATCAGACACCGTGAACAAGTGCTGGATTTTTTGATCCATGTGCTCAATATCTTTTTTAAGCCCTGCCATAGTCAAGACGACCTGCTCTATACGGTCTTGGCTTTTACGCATCTCCCGCACATCATCTGCGAGATTATTCATCCGTTCAATCATGACTGACACCTGTGCGGCTGTGGGTGGATCATTTATTATTTGCATGAGTTCGTACGTTTCCTTTGGACGTAAAAAACCACTCGAGGGACATAAAAAGCTGCTGAAGCGATAGCGCCCTAACCTATCTTGATCAAGTCCATACCCGTGTTATAAAGCAGCGAGCAAGTACCAGAGACCACTGTAAAACTTGATGACCCGACCGAAATCGACAAATCAAAATCCCCCGCATTCTGTACCGCAAAGAACCGTTTAATGGCCGGCACAATTAATGTCGCTGCGGCCGTTTGGCCAGCACCCACAAATAAAAAATGCCGAGTAAATTCGGCATTAGTGAGTATTTGGGATCCGCTGCTTAGGTCAACCTGCAGCACTTCTGTTATTGCTGCATCGAGAGCGAAGGCTTGGTCGTTGATCGTGACTTCCTTCTGGTTTTGGTTTGGGGCAACTTGCGGTAATGATAAGTTATTGCTCATTCCGTCACCTCGTAACCGAAATCAGTATTGGCCAGATTGGTTAAGTCCCAGACAGAGCCATCTGCTGCAGTTTCAAGAATTTGAGAAGGCCCACCGGAGAAAGTGACCAGCCGGTCGGGCAACGGGTGTTCTTTTCGGTCTACGCCCTCTTTTGCAACAAGCTTCAAAGCGCGCTCACCGATGTCCGTTTTCCGATACATGGCAGACTGCTGGACGGCAATGATCGGACGGTCTTCAGGCAAGACGGAGGTGTCCAGCTTGAAGTAATCGCCAACATTGTTATTTGCAGGCGAGCGGTTAAATGTGCTGTCGTTCGGGCTATCTTTGTTGATTGCGGTGATGTTGTCTGCAGCGCCGAAAGGAGTGAAATTTGCTTCAGCGGTTGAGTTAAAAGGCACACGAACGGCGCGGACTGGGCCTAGTCGCTGGTTGTGCGTGATGCCTGTGTCATCCAGGATGTAGAAGTCGTCGAAATACAAATAAGCATTGATGCCTGAATGACCGAGCCAAACGGTCTTTTCCCCCGAAAATGTCATCGTGCCATCAATGATGTGGAGATTGTTTATCCATAATGAGAAATCACCGGTTACGTAGTTAATTTCGATTTCAATGTAAGAGTAAACGCCACTGGTGAGTACATTTGCCTCGGTTATGGCATCACCCAGGGAAATTGACCAATCGGAGTTTATGACGAGACGAGACGAGGTGCTTCCCGAGAAAGTTGCAATGTAGCCTCCGTTCGAAGTCGATGCTGTAAACCTAAATGAAAAACCTATAACTATTTTTGATTGATCGATCGGCAACCTTGTTATCCGAAAAAAACAACTAGCACTGATCGTATCAAGCGGTCGGACCTCTACTTGCTTTTCGCTCAATGTGCCAGCAACTACTCTCGCATAAGCTCTGGGCCGACCCTTTGCAACCGGCATATCAAAAAATTCTAAATTTGGGCTCGAATCAAGATCAACACCCACCGCGCCCAGTTCAAAATTATCTACAAATAAAAGCGCCATAATTAAAACTCCGTTTCATGCAGCACAACACTGCTTAATTGTGAAATATCCATACCCGTTGCCGCTGTTCCGTTCAACACCACACCGCCTAATTGTGAAATATCCATATTTGGCTTAGGCTGCTCTTCATGCAGCACAACCACCCCCATCTGAGCAAAATCCAACGCTGGCTGCAGGCTGTGCATTGCCACAACGCTAAGTTGAGCCACTTCCTGCTGTGGGTCCGTGGGCATTAAGCTGATTACATCCAGTTTTGAAATATCGAGCGCAATGCCGCTGAATTTCAACCGATCTGATGCAAAGCCTCGGCCAACTTGTGCAGAAATTTGGTAAACAACAATTTCACCAATATCCGTATGCTGGTACCCGTCCTCAACTTGCATAGCAACCGTGTAAACGACATCTGGCACATCGGACTCCAATGTCCTGACCAAAACACCGTTCAGGTAAATATCGACTTCATACTGCTCAGCATCCTCTTGTAACGGCACAATCCCCGTTCCGCTGGCAAGCTCACCACCGAGCCGAGTACGTCTTGTCCAGATAAAACTCCAATCAGCATCTTGCTCACCATCAGCACGAACGTGTACCGGAGCATACGGCATCAGGTCATAGCCAGCGGCTACGATAGAGCGCACATCACCGGTTGATCTGTCCTGTTTGGCTTCTGATGCCCGGTATACTCGTATTTTGCCCAGATCAGGCAGTGATACAAAGGCCCCGCCTGTTGTTTTTGTATTCAGCAGCACAAAGCTGGCGCCGGCTTGGGCGGTAAAATTACGCGCCCAGTAATCTGTACCCCTGCGTCCTCGTAAAATGCCAGACAGCGTGTATATACCGTCCTCACCCAGTTCGGCATCCCTGAATTGCAGCACTTCTGCCCGGTTGTCGCTATGCACGACTACGGCCGCATTGGCACCGTTAAGCATCTGCTCCTGAGTAACGCTGTTAAGAGTGCCAAAGATCAGCCTGACCTGAACTTTCAGATCATCGTCAGTCGCAAAGCATGTATCAGCACTGGCCACAGGAATTTCAGAGACGATTGCACCGTGAACCGTAGCGCCACCAATATCACCTGATTTTTCATACACGCCGTCCCGGCTGTATTCCAGAATACCAATGCGCCATCTTTCGTGATAGGCACCGACTGCGTAATACAGCATTGAGCGCTCACGGCCGGTATCGTTTGAATCCAGCAGCAACGGTACCGGCAACAAATACAGCCGTTCAAGCAGCTCATTAGCTGAAGGTATAGTTTGTTTGATAAAACCACTACCGGCCTCGGCCGGAACGATACTGGTGTACTGGCTGGAATCCTGACTGATTGCCTTAACTTCAATTGAGATATCAGCCCCAACGCTAATTTCTTCAATCCTGACATCCTGCGGTACCCGGCCTGGTATTGAAAGGGTAATAACATCGCCGGTCTCCAGATCCAGCATCGGCCGTGGTAATTTCAATGTGTGCAGATCACGGCCATTCCAGTATTCACGTAACAGCGTATCTGCCCGCTGCTTGACAATATTGCCGTCAATCGCCATGGCCGCTTCCAGCGTGACACGATTGCGGCTATCAGTCGTTGAGTACTCAACATTGCCGGCATAACGAGCCGCGTGATACGTTGATTGCTCAAGATCACGACCATAGTCCGCATAGGTGACCGATACAACATATGGCAGTTCAATTTCCTGCGTTCTGGTGGTTTGCAGGACAGCACCTGTTTCATTATCAACAACGACCATTTCCGGCTTTTCAACCGCTTTGACGGCCGCAGAACCACGCCTTTTAAGCCTGATTTTGTCGCTCTCGTCCACAAAATCAATGCTGAACATGGTGGCTAACGGGTCAATCATGGAACGGCCTGTTGTCGGGCTGGCGCGCATATAGCCGCGAATCTCGTAATCTTTTACATCAGTATAGTCAAACGGTTTTGCTTTTGAATCAACACGCAAATCTTCCAAAACGTCAGAAATCGGAATCAATACATCCGGTGCCCGCTGGTAATATTCAGCCTGGTTTTTTCTTTGGCTACCCAACAGAGCACCGGTAATGAAGGATCCATTAGTCTTGCTGTTGTAGGCAGCTGCCGTCACATCGCTGGCGGTTTCATAAACCACAGCCCCGGTTCGGGTATCCAGCACGTATTGCTTATCGCCCAACATAAGCACGGTACCAGCGGACAGATCGCTGCCCTTGCCGATACGATCCATGTTGTATCTGGGATTTTTGCGTCCCTGAAATGACCAGATAACCTCACCGGATTCGACATCCACTTTAATCATGTACGTCATGCCCAGTACAACAATCACGTTGCCATCATTCGGGTCTGCGTAGATTTCGTTGATGATCGTATCTACACCAGCATTGCTGCCTTCATGCCGAACCAACGGTGAAAGCAAGGGGTCAATTTCTCGCACATCTATTTTTATCGGATATTGATCATGCGCCCGCTTGTGATTCCAACTCATGCGCTGTATGCATAAAGTATGATCTTCGTACTTGTCTCCATAAGCAACATACAATTGACCACTACCTGCATAGCAAGTGATTAAAGGTCCATTGCTTATGTCATTCACATCCCAACTTCGATCAGGATAAACAAAATTATAAAAGGACGTCCACGAATTATTGCCTAAAGCTCCACCTGAAAACGCACAAATCATATGATCTATACCGGTTTCGGGATCAAGCCAATAAAAAAACTCAATGTTGTCCGGAAACATTCCTTTGCTCATGTTTCCGATATAGATTTGCTCTGTACGAGGTACAGGCATCATCGTACTGCTATCCCTCAAAACAAGATAAAACTTGCCGGTACCGTAAATGTTGTACCAATACTCAACAACAAGCCCATTGCCAGCCGCAACAATAGATCCCTTGATTCCATATCTGGCCTTATCAATCTCCGCCCTCAATTGGCGGGTATCAACATCATAAATCCGCACAGAATCAGTCATATCCGCATACGCAACACCCCTGTGCATATCAACAATCATGTTGTTACGAAAATAGTAGTACTTATCTACCACTGGCTTGATGATTGAAGCATCCTCCCCCGCATCTTGCACATGCACTTCAATCGTGGGCACCCGGCCATAGCTGGTAATATCCAGCTCATCAAACACCAAATACGCTAGGCCACGAAACGCAGGCACATTACCAGCGCCCTGATGCTGCTCAATCAGGCTATCCGGCAACTGGTCCTCATCTCCTTTATAAAACCGGAAATGCACCCCGGCATTCACCGTGTCACCGGTCGCATCGTAAACCAGCTTGTTATCAAAAAGGATTTTCGTAACCCGCTTGATTGGCCCCTCACACAGCGCCAGCGCAAACGACTGGGTATAGGTGTACTCGTGATACTCTGGCCCGCCGCCCTTGCCGATTTCGGTTGACTCCTTATGCTCGGTAACCGGCCCTGCCCAAATCACGTTGCCTGATACTTTATAAGTGCCCCACACCTTCGGTATACCAACGCCATAACTGGAATTCGTGATTGAGGTGTCGCTAAGCTTGGGCCCATGCTGGTCGGGCACTTCTTGCGGGAACAGCAGGCCACCCAGGACAGAACCAACCATGCCACCCAATGGCCCACCAACCGCAAAACCAACAACGGCCAGCGCTAACCGTCCTACTGCTGCCATATCAATCAGCCCTCAACGGTGAAAAAACCTTCTGCCCAGGCAAGAACGGCTCACCTCTGAAATTAATAATATTGGAATACCGGCCCTTACACGTCTCTGTCCGTTTATCGCAGCCTTTGGTCAGCAAAAACGTATCGCCCGCTTCAATCGGTAACGGAGCGGCAAACTTCAGTATCATGACCATATCCTGCGTGTGGGAAATCTCACACGTCTTGCCGGCATTCCTGCCCGTCTGAAACACACAAATGCCCTCGTTAAACTCGGCAGGCACCACGACATCCACGTCAAACTGCGCCCTCGATGCCGCAGACACAACGATACCCGTCATCTGGTGCTGAGTAACATCCACCTTGCAACGATGATCCCCAAACGTGGCCCGGCATTCCGGTGTATAGACATCTCCAAGCACCTGATTATAGGGCTGTGTATTACCCCGCAATTCAGCCACAAACATGCCTGAATCCGTTAAGCGCACCTCACCGAACGTGCCACTGCGAACCGGAATTTTTCCATAACCATCAGGATCCGCCCAGTTCACCAAAAACACGTCCATCTGCGCATAATCCAGCCGCCCAGCCTCGATGTCCTCAACCGAAATGATGGCATCATCAATCACCCCAAAAACTTCCAGATTAGAAACCTCAAGGTTGTTTTTGGATTCCAGCGCAGACCGGTTAAAGCCCAGCCGGGACACATGCGTTTCCCCGCTAAACACAATCGACTCGTCACTGTCGGTAATCGTGTGCCGGGTACCATCTTTGCGGACAATCAGCCAGCAGGTGGCCAACGTACTGACTTGCTGGCCAATATGCTGCTTCATTTTTGTACTGATTGCTTTCATTCAATTCCCCGTATCCGGAATGCGTGTGTCACGTTGTCCACCAGCTCATGCGCAAAGGGCTCTTCAACCACTTTTCGGCGGGCTGCTGTAGCGTGAATCACATGCAACTTGCCATACTTTTCACTGACCATGCCTACGTGAAACGGGTAATGAGCAGTACGGAAAACCAACACATCACCCGGCTGAATATCGGTAATCTTGATCGGGTCACAAACCTGCTTGATATGCGCAATCAAGCCAGCATGGGGCGTGCTGCTGTAAGATGGCACGTCATGCCAGGGCAGGTCCAGCGACTTCAACACTTCCACCCCCAGGCCCACGCAATCAATGCCGGCACGGTTGCGGCCAAGGTGCCGCCAGGGTACGTCCAGCCAGGTTCTGGCTTCATCAACCAATTGCTGTCTAGTTGCCATCTCGAATCTCCACAACCGGCACACTGCCGATTTCAGACACATCACGGGTATGCATCAAAAGTGGCAGTTCATCTACATCAAAGCGTACCGGTACATCAAACTCACCCACAATCCGGATTGGTTTTGGTACGTGTGGCACCGGTGGGTCTTCTGGCTCTGGCCATGCCGGCAATGTGATAACACCGGTATCCAGATTAACTGCAGCAGCTACCGGAGCATTACCAACATAAACCGTCAAACTTACCAACCTGGTCAATTTGCGGTGGTATTGGTGGCTGCCAGACTGGTAAATCTTGATGGCCTGGTATACACGCTGCACACCATCCGTCATGCCGATCACGTTATCAACTTGATAATCTGACCAGTCCTTGAAGCGGAAACCATAGGCCCGGCCACGTCTTGCGTAGAAGAAATCAATAATGGCCTGTACTTCTTCATGCCGGTTCCGGTATCCGACATCCCACTTGCCTCGAGCTTTTTGCCAGTCTTGATTCCGGTACTCCTGTCCAGAAGAAGCAGTGATAATGGTAGTTTTAAAGCCTGGCCCACCTGTGGCGCCCGTCAGCACACAGGCTGGCAAACGTACATTATGAAAATCACTCATGCTCTGGCCATCTGTCGGTTAGCTGAAATCATCATGCCCCGCTCAATTTGAGACTGGGATTTGCGGAATGAATCCGCGTCGGGGGTTGTGATGTTGAATGTTTGATGGATTACCGGTTGTGGTTTGGCCGGAGCAGCCGGACCACCACCCACAATGCCGCCATTGGCATAAC